GTCAAACCTTTTAATTCTCCAGCCCTAAAGTAAGACTTCCCGCCTGGAGTGGAAGCAATTTTTTGATGCTCTGAAGATAGCGCGGCGTTAAATTGTGGAAGATTAAAACCTCCACTTTCTGGATCTGGCTTTATTAAATCTTTTAGTTTTTCTAATTTTTCCGGGTCATACCCGACTTGCTTTGCTATAGAAATCTCACTCGCCAACCTTGTCCGGGCCGCAGCCATCTGCCGTGCCTGAATGGCCTCTTCGCTCATTGACTCCGGAGTTTCTTGCATAGCCATAATCTTTACTCCCAGATGCCTTTGCGAGCCTTTTCGTGAATTATCTTGTTTTTGTAGTCAATGCCAGAAAAATCTGCAAACTGCTCCAACGTCCTGACATTTCCAAGACCAAACTTTCCCACATCCTTGCCATGAAACAGCATATCGGCCAGCCTCATCTTAGATCTCATGTCCAAAGAGCCCCATTTTACCTTGCGATCTTCGTTCTCACCGTCCGACCAATGCTTCTTGCGGTAACTGTCAGCGTCCCCACCCTCGTACAGGTGATAGACCGGCATCCCAGGGCAGTGGTAGATATCCCAGCCATGCGTATATGCCCTGACTGCTAACGAGTGCTCCTCGCCGTTAAAGTACAAATACGGGTCGTAAGGGACCTCATACAAGAACCTGCCAGGCACAAACATAGCCTGAGCGCCAATATAAAAACCCTTCACAGGAACCTTTAGCTCAGTCCCCCTGGGCGGTATATTTAAAACAAGACCATGCTCAAACGACGTGTCGTCCGTACAGGCGTGAACTATTACGTTGTTATCGTCTGGGTACTTTTTTGACCTTCCGTTCTTAAACTCAAACCCCTTCGGATACCCAGAAATGACAACCTTGGGATTGCTCATGCTTAATATTTTGCACATCTCAACAAAATACTCGTCCCAGTCCGGGTCAAACATCATGTGAGAGTCAACCTGCAAGACCCAGTCCTCGTCATTGAAGAGCGACATCTGGATTGACCTGGCCCAGCAGGCGCCTCGAGACGCTAAAGGGTCTATCGCAACGTAGGTGATGTTCGCGCCGTTAATAGACGCCGGGTTGAGCCTGTGCTCTGGCGCCTCCTGTTCAACAATGCCAAACCGAATGTTCTCCGGGTACTTGGCGTTGTCTAGGGCGTTTTTAATTGTGTGGGCTAGTAACGGGTCGCGATATGAGGAAATTCCAACGAAGATTGTGTCAGACATTGTTATCCATGCAGTTGATGAGTGCAAAGGCCCAATCAACCCAACTGTCATAGATGTCAGGCGACGGGACCCCCTGATTTGAGAACACGTCGATGGCGTTAACTCCTCGAGCCCAAGCCCTCCAGTCCGTGCCCTCGTTTGGTATGTCTAGCTGATTGCTGGCAAACTGCTCCACCATCAAGTCAGCCCACGACACAAATGAATAATATCGTGGATCATACAAAACAGCCATCAATAGCCCCTAACGTCGCCAATGTCTGCGCTTAACAGTGTCTTGCCAAGTTGGTAGTCCCCGTTGATCGTGTTGCTTATAAATCTCAACCTCAGCTCGCGCCTCTGCTCCTTCATGTCAATCTTGCCGGTGCTCGGACCAAACACATAAGGCGCAGACTCAACGTCATCAGACTGAGCGTAAGGGCGGCCAGTAACAATCAAACTCATGTCCCCGGTCTGAACAAAGTCCGGCTCGACCCGCTCCAAACGAATCCACTTGTTCTCACTCGCCTGCGCATTCTGAACGGTAGGGGAGGCCGGGGCAGCAGGACCACCAGAGACCCAACCCAAATCATTAGTCTCAAAGTACGACTCAATCGCGTTCACCGCCTGGCCATTTGCCTCATTAACCCCGTACTCGTGCTGATAAAGCCGGATGCGGTTGGGCGGCGTACTGAACGTAAGGTCCGCCGTAGCCGAGCTCGTTGCCGCGGCCGACATCCTCACACCCTGCGTGTAAATAGACGCAACAGGAACAGAGAACCCGGCGCCGCCAGTAATGGTCGCAGTAAGAGACCCACCCACCAGGTAATCTGCGCCCCGAGAGACGATCGTCACCGAGGTCACCGCGCCGCCACTCACCACAATGTTGGCCGTTGCGCCAAAGCCACCGCCTCCAGAAAGGGAAACGCCGTTGTACGTCCCGTTGGTATATCCAGAGCCCCCTGTAATCGTCCCCAGCGTCTTTAAACTGCTCGAGACTACCGTGACCACTGTCGGGCTCCCTGACACGGTAGAGCCGCTAATAACCTGCTGCGCGGCCACCTTTGTGCTTGCCGTATCGCTGTACAGCCAGACGCTCCCGCTCGTCGCAATGTACTCCTTGACGAACAACTGAACGCTTGGCATCGCAGCAGAGTCGGCCAGGATCGGGTACGGGAAAACGAGCGAGAAGTAACCGGCGCTCCTCCTGGCCCCCAGAGCCTCACCAGCGTCGTACCAAACACCCTCTCTTACGTTATAGATGATGGCGTCGTTGCACTCGGTCGCGGTTCCTCGAGGATAAAACCACCAGATCTCACCATACCTTGGCACCTTGCAGGCCCATACCTTCTGACGCTGCGAGTAATTTAAATTGTCAAAAAAGTAATTCTGGTTGAACGTGTTTGGGATTTCCTTGACGGTGCCGGCGTACAACAGGAACCTGTCCGAGCCACACCAGTAATAAATCCCGTCATACTCAATCGCGCTCTGGCTAGAAAGAATTGACGACTGACTGCTAATAAGGTCATACCGCCAGTATTGAGCCGGGGTCCCCTGTCCACCTAAATATGACACCCTAATCAGGCTCTCAAGGCTCCAAAAAAGTCCGGAAGGGGCATTGGTACCACCTCGAACCGGAAGCCCCTGCACGATCTTCCCGGCCGCCACGTTGACCTCGTTGGCGTCTATCCCAACCCAATTCAGCGGGTTGCCTGCGGTGCAGTTTTTTATGAATCCGTTGTTGCCATACGCAAAGATATACGGATGTAATGCGACCACTCCGCCAGACACGTCCACGTTATTGTCAAAGGTGGCGGTGATCACCCCGGACGGCACCACGTTAGTGACGACAACCGAGGTGGTGTTAACGCTGACTACCTTTGTATTGGCAGGGACGTTGGTTCCCGTAACGGTCTGGCCAGCGCCAACTAGCGGGTTTACGGCGGAGAGGGTTATCGTTGTCGTGTTGTTGCCCGTCACCTGCGCTGTAAAAACCCCAATCTTCGACATCGTCGTGCCGTTGATGTCCCCAATCAAAACCGGGGTATTGGTCGTGCTGTCAATCGCCGACAGGTTCTGGCCAGGGTGCGCAAGCAGTGAGCCAACGCCGTTCCCGCCAACGTCGTAAAACCCGTCAAACTGCCACAAATTGTTCGGGCTCGCCGTGAAATTGGAGAGGGTAAAGTTCTGAATTCCCTGTCCAGTCCCAATATTGTCAATCGTTAGCTCTTGGACGCCGTCGCTATAACCAGAAAAAATCTGATTGATGCCGTTTGATGAGTTAACCCAAATCCCGCGAGAGGGACCCGTGAGCTGGTCAGTAAGCACCCGATACCCGCCAATCTTTCGAGGGCGATTTCGTTGGAACCTGGCCCACTTAGATGAGGTATAGAAGTTCTTGTCAAATACCGTGCCGTCTCTCTGAACCCCAGCGAGAGTGTTTAAGGAAAAGACCTTTTTCGTCATGCTCAGAAGACCCCAGAAAAGATCCCGCCCGTAAAGTTCCCAGTACCGGAGATGGCCAAGCCAGTCGAGGTCAACCCAAAGAGCTTCACGCCAAGAATCGCCAGGCCAATCTCTCCGGTACCAGGGTAGTACATACCCGTGCTCGACTCAGACAAGAAAGACAAAGACGGGGCCCCGACAGATCCATTGACCAAAGAGACCGAGCTCCCGCCGACAGCCAGCGTCGATGCATTTAGCAGATTGACCGAGTCACACAAAACAATAACCTGCTGATTACTCGGAACGGAAACAGTCGCCGCACCAGCAGCACCAGTCGTAAACGAAATGGCCGACGACGCCTGGTTCGTAATGTAGTAAACCTGAACCGTCTGCGGCAAAACCACCGTCACCGAGCTAGCGATCGTCCCCGTGTACTTCTGGATGACGTTGGCGGCCTCAGATGTTGAAAGCGTATAGGTGCCGCTAGTCACAGCCTTCGTAAGCTGCGTAAAGTTAAACAGGGCGCTTCTTCCCAGCCCGACGCTATAAAACGTAGTCCCGGAGCAGCAGACCATGCAAGAATCACCCGGAGACAGTGTCAGGGTGGACGTCCCGTCAATTAGTTGGCTGAACCCAGGGGCGACCGACAGGGTTCCCGTGCCGCCGTTCCTAACCAAAAAGAACCAGTCGTTGCCTAACGTCACGGCTGAATCAAGGCTCAAAGTTCCCGTGCCGCCTACCCAGACCCTGGCGTCCGCTCGATCTGCCGCAACGGCCGTGTAGTTGTTGGAGAACGTAACAACCTCATGGGCAGAGTTCAACGTCCCCGCGATCGCCTTCACGCCGTACCCAGCCAATGCAGCCGCGTCAACCGACGAGGACCCCACCCCGAAAGAGATCAATCCCCAGGTCCCGGCCGCGGTCGTGTTCGTCGTAATATAAATGTACTTAGACTGCCCAGCGGCAACCGTCACCACGGCCCCGCCCGAGTTGTCAACCACGTTAAACGAGTTCGACCCCGTATTCCGGATAAGAGAGTCCTCCCCGACCGAGGCCTGGTTCGCCGCCGGTAACGTAATCGTGTACCCCGCAGACGAGGCCGAGACCTCCATGATCCGAGCGATTGACTGCGTCGTGGCTGTGGACGGCCAGGAGAGCGTAATGTTCCCGGCAAGGGCTATGCTGCGGTAAGAAACGTCAGTCGGTTGGATGACGTCTCCCGTAAAGGGGCTGATGAAGCTCATTTTAAGAATCCCTTGCGACTGTCTGCCGATCGCCAATCCTGGCCACGTCCGCCGCCTTCAGAACGGCAATAATCTTGTCGTACTGAGCCTGCCACATTGGAGTACGCTCATCATTCTTTAGAAATGGCATCGCTTGTAAAAGGCTGCCATATAACATCGCCTGCGGTGCGTACTGAGTAAACCAATTCGTCTGGTTCGTTACGTCTAACGGTTGAACCCGCTCGTAATAAAGAACCTCGTAATTATAAGCGACGTCTGGCGTTGGGGCGACGAGCCAGTGTGTGTAATCGTAATCGCAGTAAAACAGCGGGGTCCCGGTCAACGAAGAATTTGGCCAGTAATTCCTAAGATATTCGTACTTGCGCAAGTAAACAGGCTGCCGCTTACTGTCGCTAGTTAAGTTTACAGAAACGGTCTTGTACCAACGAACCGGCTTAACAATAATAGGCTCATTCAAGGTCATCGTGCTGGTAACAACATTTAAGTTACCAAGGAACTGAATTTCTGACGCAATTACCTGCTCGGCAAGCATAATGAACGTCGGAATCTTCTCCAGCGTAGCAGTGTCCGTTCGCTCAAGGTAAGACGAAATGTCGCTCACTAAGCTGTTGTACGTCATTCCGACTGCCATATAGCCTCCTATTTCGCTGCCACACCCTTGTGCTTCTCGAACGAGCGCATTCCGCCAAAACCAAGCAAACCAGCAAGCAGCGTCATGAGTTGCTCAACCTGAAGATCAGGCGGCGGCGCTAAACCTGCAGGGATCAATTCTACTCCCTGTCCAAACGACCAAATCCACTGCATTAAGGGGTAGCCAAGGAATTGGTAAGCGAGGCCAAGCACTCCAACCCAACCGACAGCAGGGCGCCAGCCAGAGACAAATAGGCTAGTAGACGCCGCTTCGATTTTATTGATATCCACTTGGGCAAGGTCGGTGGCCTGATCAATCCTCTTTTCTTCCAGGTCCAGTTTCCGGTCTTCCAGCGCCATTTGGAGGCGTTCTTTGTCCGTCGTAACAAGGTCCCCCGCAATTTTTCCAACCCCTTCAATAATAGAGCCAATACCAATCAGATCCATTATTTAAGCCCTTTCAGAGTACGATTGACCCAACCCAACAAAAATTTAGACTGCGTTTTGTTTTTATTGCAGATGTCGGCGTAACGAGTAATTTTCATTAGTGCATAAGACTTTTTAAACGCCTCGCCGTCAATACTATTAAATTTCTGCAGCGTGACATCGCCGACCGTGCCGTCTGGAGTAGCCCCGACAATTAACTGCGCCAACTTGACCGCAATCTTTATCCCGGTATTTACGCCGAAGTTAAAGAGGTTTTCGGCAACAACCTGGTTCGTAATTTCATCCCCTCTGATACGGTCCCAAAACTCAGTCTTATAAAATCCACGCACCATACCAGTAAGGATCGGGCTGTCGATTTCGTTGTGGTCAATGAGGTTCCATCCAGGCCACTTAGGGTTTGGGTTTCGCGCAATTCCAGCATAGGTCATTCCACCGGTGTCACCCGGAACAGTGTGTAAAACATAACCGCCTTCGTCAACGATCATCTTTTCAAAAGCAGGATTGAAGTCAGCCATTATTTCCTCGCCATGCGGTCTTCGATAATGCTGATATGTTTTTGATTTTCGTGAATCATATCGCGGTTGTGCTGGATCTCTTTTTCCATATCTTGGCGCAACTTTTCCCGCGC